TCTTTCTCGCGGCGTTCGTCGTGCCAAACCTTCTTCATCTGCTTAAGGCGCGTCTTGACCTTATCAGAGTACTCTTCAAGCTCATCGGCTTCGAGTTCGTCAACAATCTCCTTGGGCATCGGCTCTCGGCCACGGTCTGCCTCCGGGGTATCGTCTTCGACCTCAATATCCGGCTTTACGGAACCACCTTCCGCAAGCTCTTCTTCGATCTCGTAAGTAAAATCGTCATCTGGTTTACTAGCCACTTTACTTCTCCTTTGTACGGACTACGTCCGTTTATGCGCGGGAAACTCCGCGCGGGTCTTCCACAACGCCTTCGACCGAATCATCGTTGATGAGACGGAACTCACGCCCGTGAATCTTCACCCGGCTACCTGCGTGCGGACGAGTAAGAATGAAGTCGCCCTCCTTGCACCAAGGGCCGCTAGGGAACCGTCGTTCGTCCTTGTAGCAATCAGGACCCATCTTCACGACAAACAAGACCGTGGTAAGGAGTTCTTCATGCTGCAGCGTAATATCTGCCTTAAGGACACCGCCCGCAGTCTTCCTATCAATGTCGGGGATCGCACATAGAATACGATAGCCCGATGGGTCGGGAAGCTGTGTAGCCCGGTCTTCAACTGGAACTTCCGGTTCTGCGGGAGCACTTTTTAGTTGTAGGCCTTCGAGGTTAACAAGTGCGGGTTTGGCCGCGCCAATGATCTCAGTCATCGTCCTGCTCCATTCGCTGCGCAGTTTCTGCGATCATGTTGTTTGCTACCAATAGCCCACGATAAATACCGCAAGCATACTTATAGGCACCGAAGTCCTCTGCCTTACCGGCGGCAGTATCTTCTTCAATGCGTTTAAGCTCATCTTGTATCTTGTTTGAAAGATACTTCAGTAGGTCTGTATTCATTTATCCTCCTAGGCTCGCTTTAGTTAGGAAACAGGGGTTTCCGGTTGAACTTCTTGCTGCTCTCCGTTTTGTCTGGCACCGCCCGCGACGGTTTTGGCAACCTCAATACCTATCCGAAGCCCAGCTTCTTGTTGTTTGGCAGACAGGTTGGCCTTATCAGTCGCCATCTTGGCCCCGACCTGCATTCCCGCAATCTCAGCCTGAGCTTTGATACGCGTTTGCTCAAGATCAAGCCGGTCGCTCTTTTCAACAGCGTCGATAGCCATCTTCTGTTTCTTAAGCTCAAGTTCGCCTTTCTTGATCTCCAGTTCCTGCATCTGCATCTGGATGATGGGGTCTTGAGCGGTCTGCTGTGCCTGCTGCTGCGCTGCCTCTGCCTTGTTCTTCTGGAGAAGCTGCTGTGCAGCGGCTGCTACAAGGCGCGAAATCTGAAGCTCAATGTCAGGCGTCATCTCGGCGTCAGGTGGCGGCAACGGAACGCCAGCCTGCTCTTCGATCTGCTTGCGATACCCAAAGGCCAAGTGCTCATTAATGTGAGCCTGCATAGCTGCTTGCATAGCTTGCGCGTTGGGGTTCTGGCCCAACAACTGTGCGATCTTGGGGTCCTGCATAGCGGTCGTATGAACCGTGATATGCGCTTCATGGTCTTGATAGATGAACGCCTTGACTGGCTTGCCGTTGATGACGTCCATGTTTTCAGACACGGGGTCACGCGGCTTCATATCCTCATCATCCTTCAGCGGGACGAGCTTCTGGGCATTCTTAATACCCAGCACCTCAAGCATCTGCCGGTGCAGGTACGGCATGTCGTAAATCTGCGGGGCACCCTGCGCTAGCTGCAGCACTGCTTGGTACTGCACGATCTTCTGCGCCATTGTAGCCGCATTAGGGTCAGATACAGGGATGACCGTGACCATGTCATAGTCAGACTGCTTGGCCTTACGATCACCTTCTTCCGGCTCGTAGCTGTACTCCTCAGGTGTATAGTCACGGATGATGCCCTTAAGAAGCCGAAACTCCTGCTTCATCGAGTAGTGGACGCGCGCCTGAATAGCCGACATCGTCTTAAGCGTACGCTCAAGGATGGCTAGCGTTGTGCCCACAGGGGCATTAGCCGACATATCGCTAACCTGTAGGTCGGCAGCACCAGCGAACCTACGACCTTCCTCAACAATAGTATTGAGGAGGTTATAGAGGACTTGGCTCGGCTCCTTATATGGGAGCGGCATGATGTTATCACGCATCGTACCAGAGGCGACGTCTACGTCCCGCCACTCAGCAGGAGCAATCGGGGTATCATCTCCTTTAACCCTTAGACCCTTAGTTTTGAAGCCACCCGGGAGATTAGATAGAGTACCAGCATCAACAAGCTGACGAATAAGACTGGTGCCAGACTTAGCAAAAGCACCAATAAGGTGAATAAGCCCAAAAGCGTAGAAGCCAAAACCCGGAATGTACGCGTAATGTACGAAGTGATTGCGTTTCTTCTTAAGGTCATCATCTGGGTTCCAATTACGGCGGATGGCAAGGACCGTAGTCGTACCCTTCTCGATAGTGACGATATAAGGGACAGCAATATCGGCTTCAGACTCTTCTTTAGTAAACTTGTCGTCGGGTAGTACCAAGTCAACCTGCATCTCAAGCAGCTTATACCGGTCGTCTGTGGACGCGCGGAAGCCCATCTTCTCAGCAATAGCTTTCTCGATCTCATCAAGGCTATCTGTAGGGTCTTCAAGCTCAACATCGGAGTAGAACCCAGCGGCCTGCAACTTGGCCATCTCATTCGGGGTCTTCCGCATCACATGGGTGACGCGCCCAGAGACTTCCAAACTGGACGCGCCATAAGGTACAACAACGTCCTCTGCAGGTACGTACATTGAAGTCTGACGACCGAGTGATGGGTCGTAGTACACCTTCTTGAACGCATTACCTGCAAGGCCCAACCCCCACAGCATCCGTTCATGCTCAGGGCGATACTCAACCATCACTTCGGTCAACTGGTAGTTCATGTCATCTTGGACGCGCCGTGCAGCGTCCTTCTTTTCGGACGTTTCCTTACCAATAATCTCGGTTTTTACCGGCCCTGCTGCCGGAAACGTCTCCATCATGGTCTCGGCTTGGAACTTAACCAAGGCTTCCGACAACATCGGGTGGTAGATACCGCAAGCACCGGGCCAAGGCTCAGTCCGGTCATCAATCTTCATACCAAGCAGGTCAAGACCGTCTACGTAAGTCTGCATCCAGTCCTTACGTGCCGAAATATCCTCTTCAAAATCACCGATAAGGTCGCCAGCAAGCTCTGTAAGCGCCTTCTCGTCCATATTTTCGACCAAGTTCTCGTTAAACTCGTCCTCATCAACCTCATCAGGGTCAATTTCGATCTCCATATCGCCTGCGCGGATAGAAACGCTCTCTGGGTCTTCAATCTCAATCTCAATATCCTCATCCGGAGCGTTTACGCCCCGCATAATGCCCGAAGAAAGTGTGCTATCTAGCCCCAAAGGAGCTTGGTTAAGAGCTTTATCAATTGCCATCAGTAATACCCTTGGTTTCTACGGCTCTTAAAATACACAATATCGTCTGGCTCGTCGAGGTTAGTTGTGATGTAACCTCCTTGCCGGAAACGCATTAGGGCTAAGGAAGTACTATCGACATAGTCGTCATGCTCACCGCCCGGAAAAGAAGCTACCTCTTCAATGACTTCTTCGGCCCAGTGAGTAGCAGGTGCCCACACCCGTCCAGACGCAAACAAGTCGCTCACAGCGTTTAAGCGGGATATCTTGTCGTTGCCCCTGCTGGGTGTAAACTCCTGCACTGGTATCCCCATAGCCCGCATCTCGTAAATCAAAGGTGCACCGGAAGCCTTCTTCTCGATAATGACGCTGTCCGGTTCCCATTCCTTCCATTCCTCAACTGCTGTCCGTTTTAGCTTCGGAAACTCCATCCGCTCACGGAACGCATTAAGGAGGATAATGTTAGCTTGCTCGTTCCCGGCGTCGTCCGGTTGGTAGAACACACCCCACGTAGTACACGCCGAGTAGTCGGCTCGCTGCGTCTTCTCGAAGGCAGTATCCCACGACTGCAGTATGAATTCGCACTGCGGCGCGTCCTCGGAGTCCCATAGCTGCCACCACTCCCGCTTAACTATTGCGCTGGTCTCGCTCGTGGGAGACTGCTGGTACTGCGCCATCCACTTGGAGTTCGGAAGCTCATTACGGAGAGCAGAAAGCTCGTCCATAGACCAAAACTCTGGCCACAGCGGGTTACCAGAAGGAAGAATAGCTGGGAACTCAATGACTTCCCACTCGTCACCACCCCGCTGGGCAGCGGCCTTTAGCACTTGCCCTGTTAAGTCTCTCTTACTCCAGCGGGTCATGACCACGACGATAGCCCCACCCGGCTGCAGTCGCTGCCGTGGCCCTGAGGTATACCACTCGTAAGTCTTGTCGTAGATGTCCGGGTTTATTTCCGCGAGGGCAGCTTCCTGCTCCGAGTGCGGATCGTCGATGATAAGGACGTCTGCCCCCTTGCCCGTCACCGCACCGCCGACACCGATAGCGAAGTAATCACCCCCTTTGGATGTGTTCCAGCGGCCAGCCGCCTTAGAGTCCGAGGCCAGCACAAGGTTAGGGAAAATGTTGTGGTAGACTTCTGTGTCTACGAGGTTCCTCACTTTGCGCCCGAAGCCAACAGCAAGCTCGGCAGTGTGGCTTGCTTGGATGACCTTCTTACCGGGGTACTTCCCGAGGAACCAAGCAGGTAGTAAGTACGAGGCGAACTCAGACTTCGTGTGTCGCGGTGGCATATTAATAATGAGCCGCTTGCACTCGCCGCGAGCAACCCGCTCGAACGCCTCTGCCATGCGTGCATGGTGCCGCCCCCCAATAAATGTCGGCCAGACCTGCTTGACGAAGGCGAGGAACTTATCCTGCGCTAGCTTCTTACTCTTAAGCTCTTCGAGCTTCTCAAGCTGGGCAAGCAGAATCTCCTGCTCTGATATAGATAGCGAGCCTAAGATAGACGGAATATCTCGTAAGGTGACGTCAGCTATCATCGTCATCTTCTTCATCAGGCATCTCTGCAATGCCTAACTCTTCGTCTAGGTCCCGGCCTAGCGGTGTAATGTCGATGATGTCTGCGTTCAGCAGGCGCTTGATGCGCTCCTTGATAGCATTCTCTAGCGACTCGGGGGTGTTATAGTTGATCGTAATCTCTGACTTATTGGTGAACAAGCCGATGTCTGAGTGCTTACCAAGGAGTTCGAGTGCTTTTAGCTCGTGCTTGGTCTCGCCACAGTTGGCGATCTCCATAAGCTTATGCGTAATTGCAGACCGCGTTTGGTTTGCATCTATGGCCATCGACTGTCCGTAGGTGCGCAGGAAGGCTGCAGCAGCGTAAGCCGTGTTGATCTGGGTAAGCGGAGCTTTATCTTGCTTCTGTATCACCGCGTCAAAAAGCTTCTTCTCGCGCTCAAAATCCTCAGGGGCTACTTCGATAGGGGCACCAAGGTGTGCCATAAGCTCTGCCGTCCCGCCTGCTACTGCCAGTTCGTCAGCGAAACTCGCGGTTCCCTCGTCAGCCCAATCATATGGGATGGGAAACTCATCAGTAGCTTCGACTTTTAGAATAGGCATATGGCGCAGCGTCCGGTTTGGGGGAGCAGAGTTACTGCGTAACAGGGTAGGGACAGTGGGTAAAGAAGTTTTAAAAATATAGGGGGTGGGGGGTCTTGATTTGAAAGAGTGACGGGGGGTGTTCTATGTGCGGGCTTAGCGGTTAGTAGCTGGAAATTATGTAGGGGGTGGGGGGTCTAACTTGGGGAAACGTAATCGACTGAGCAAAACAGTATGTATACGGCAGCGGTAACATTTTTCCCTGCCAGCGGGGATGGGGGATGGGTGGGGTACAAAAGGGGAACAAACAGAC